GTGTCGTCCGTCTTTGCTTCTTGAGGGGCATCGCTTGTTGCCTCCGGGGTTTGTTCGGGGGCAATAGTAATCTTGTCAGCAACGGGCGCTGCTGCTTCTTGTTGGGTTTCCATTCAAGCTCCTTGTTCCTGGGGAGGGAGGTTTGTGAATTTATAGGCGTTCAGCGAAAAGCGCGTCTGCCTCCTCATCAGCAATTGCAGTGTCTGCTTCCGCAGCCATTTCATCTTCTGCTGCTACTTCTTCTTCGGCTTCCATTGGAGCGCGGAGAAAACTACGGAACGTCTCATTGTCAGCTAAGGCATCAATGGCACCTGCGGCCTCCTCGAGCTTCGAGTCATCAGTGGCCTCAACCACGTTGGGAGCCAGGCGCTCAAGGCCAGCGTCTCGGGCCGCCATGGCAATCATCTCGATTGCTGCAACAAATTCGGGAGGAAGTGGACCGTCTTCGATTCCGGCTTCAAAAGAAGGATAGGGATCTTCAACCTCAAACAAAGGGAGGATGCCATTCAACGAATCCACCAAAAGGTTCAAGGACTCAACCGAGTAAGTGCCCACTGGGGCCGCTTCCGCAAAGGCGTCTTCACGAGCAATGTCCGCCTCTTCAGCGCGAGCTCGTATTTGATCCTCTTCTGCGTAAGCTTGTTGTTCAGCCATTTGGCCAACTGGTGGCATGGGAGCAGCCATGATTCTTTTCCTTGTTAGGATTTATACATCTTCTTGTATCGGGATGCGTTGGTTCTGCCCATTGGGGAACGAGAAATCAATCTTTCTTCTCGGGGCAATTCTTCGGGTTCAGGCTCTCCTTCAGGGTCGCCTATGATGATTAGGGGCTCTAATACAATTGGCTTATTGGTACTTTCAAGGCGCTCCTGAAGCCTGGTGGGCTCCGGGAAGTTGTACTGGTTTTCAAGTCCTCTTGCTTCATCAATGACTGTCTGAAGCTCCGCCTCTGCATTTCGTGCCGCCTGTCCTTCAAGGGTTTTCTTCTTATCAGAGAGGCGTTGATAGCGCTCTGTCAGCTGGTTGTGACGGCCCATTACTTGGGGCGGTGGCGCTGCTTGTTTAGGCATGTAAGCTCCTATTCGTGAACAAGGGTACCTTGTTTTTCCATTTCAGACACGGAGAAAGTCTCGCCGACAGCCATTGACTTGTCACCATTGAACTTCTTTAGGTTGGCTTTGTACCGCGCAATGTTTGCATCCTGGCGCTTATTCTCCGAAATCGTTTTTTCCATCGTGTCTTCGACGTGGTGCTGGTCGAATGATGACAGAGGTGCGAGACCCTTTGCATCCATGATGGCGTCTCTCTCCATGCTCGTGTGGTAACGAGTCCCCAAACCACGATCAAAGAAGCCGTTGACACCATACTTACCCGTCTGATCACCCCACCTACCCGGCGTATTGGCTGGCATTGACAGCTGCTTGAGCGCGAGCTTTCCGCATTCTGGACATTTGATTTGATCAGGAACATCCTCCTTTGGAAGAAAGAGCGCCTCGTAGACATGCTCTCCACAGAAATAATCAAACAAAGGCATTAGGCTTCCCCTTGACCGGGCAACACATTGGAGACATTAGCCACTGTTGGGTTCTGAATCATCTCTTGTGCATCAGGCGGAAGGTTCGGTTGATTGGCTTGGCCGGGAAGAGCGCCCTCTGGAGGAGCGGGTGGCTCTTCTGTGAGGAAGCTTTCGGGCAATCCAAGAGAGCGAACAATCTCTTTTAGGATTTCGCGAGGGGGAACACCCAAGGCTTGGAGCACTGGCACGTTAGACAGCAAGCGTTGCTGTGCAACAGCCTCGGACATTGGCGTCGATGCTTGGTCAGAAGCAAAGATATGGAAGTCACCCATTGTATCCTTGGCTGTGACCACCTCGGCCTGGTTGTCGAGGATAAGCATTGCGGGTTTTTCGTTCTCTTCTAAGAAAACAGTCAGCATACACAGGTATTTACGGGCCAGGTCCTCGATGGCAGCGTCTCTTTCACGCGCCATACGCCCAACCTCACTGGATGTGTACGCAGCAAGCGCAGCGATCTCTGTCGCGGTGGCCTTTGTGACCTCTCCACGGGTGAACGGTGCCACCACAGAGCCCTTTGACTTGTCTTCATTGATGTCCTGATAGTAACGACTGAGGTCAGCGCTCATGTTTTGCTGTGGAATGGGTCGGATTAGGCCGTCTAAGGATTCATCGGTCTCCACCTCTACGAACAATCCGTCCACACCAGAAGTAACCTGGGCCATCTTGTCCTCAGACATGGCACCTTTCTTCACAAGCCACTGGCGCGAGGCTTTTCGAACAGCATTTGCCTGGAATGAGCGAATGACGTTCATTTCGTACAGCTGATCGTAGATTCTTTTGACGGATGAGTAGCCATCAAGGGGACGATCTGGAATCCGGTTGTAATAGAAGGGCACAATCGGCACAGATGGCTTGTCCGAGTAGGTTCGGAACGGAATGAAGTCCTCTTTGTCCAGCCACTTGTCCGCTTTGTTGGGGGAATACCAATAAAGCTTGTCATTCACCAAGTCATAGAGCTCAACGATGCGTACATACTGGAACATTGGGCTAACTGCGTCCTCAACAGCCCCCCTGTCCTGTTCTTGGTGCTGTTTTTCGTCATCAAAGAAGTGTTTGATGGGCTCACCCAGGGATTTGAAGGAGGTTTTGAAGCGTTTCTGCGCCTCTTCCACGGTCTCCCAGTAGATGTGCCCCACAAAACGCTGCTGATCCCAGCGAGAAGCGTCCCGATCCACGATGATTTCCCACGGAGAGACAGCAACGGGCAGGATTTTATCGAATAAGTCCTCGTTGTCGGTGGGGACCAGCTTGATGAAAGACATTGGGTAGATAATCGCCATGCGAGAGGAGTTTTCCATCTCGGTTCGGGCCTGAAACAGGAAGTTATTGACGATCTTAGTGGACTTTTCGGGATTTCCTTTGCCTTGTACGCCACTCTTCAGGGCCACTGCGGGGTTCTTTGCGAACAAGGAAGCCTGAAAAGACTCCACATAGCCATAACCATCGTTGGTTTGGATTCGAATCTGGTTGTCAAAGACAAGCTCTTCGTCCCAAAAGTCCATTTCATACACAGCTTTATACCTAAGCAGCTGCTTTTTCTGGTCTTCCCAATAGTTTTCATGGGCAGTCAGGATTGCTTTGAGTTCTTTTGGCTTCATCAGTAGGTTCCCTTATCGTTCCCACCCTTGACATTCCAAGGGATGGTCCTCTGCATCTTAGCAATTCGCATCTTGTCTATATGCTCCTGCATGATTGCACGCCGCAAGGAGTGAGTCACGGGCAGGGGCTCTTTTAGTAAAGCGTAGTAGCACAACGCAAGACTCATGGTCACATCATCGTGCGAACCACGAGCAGCCTGGGGCTTGTCATTGATGTATACGATGGTGTGAAACTCATCCAAGACATGCTTGTCCAGCTTTATGATGAGACCGTCCTCAACAACATCTTTGAGCGCAGAAAACAAAAGAGGCCGGGTTTTCACCGTTGTCTTGAAGTCTTTCTTGTCTTCTTGAAACAAGTTCCGAACCTTGAGCTCTCTGAGCCGATGAAGAACCCATGTGCCCAGGTTGTTTGACTCCACAATAATCTTGCCCCGATTGTATTTCTCCCAGAGGAAAACTACCTTTTCGGCCAATCGAGACGGAGAGATGCTGTTGGATATGTAGTGGTAAACAGGCTGTCTTGTAGAAGCGCTGACAACAGAGATCGCACTGAAGTCCCCTTTCTTACCAACACCAGCGCCAACATCGACGCCCAGGACGTAGCGCTCACCCTCAACAGGATCACTGTAAAGACGGTGCTCATGGCTTCCCATGTCCACAGGCTCAATCTCTTTCAAGGCATCAGGATCAAAGAAAAAAGCGCCAGCAGCAGAAAAGCACTCCTCAATGGTGGCAGGATATTCGCGTTGAAACTTCTCTGCGCCCAAAGTGCGAACCTGTTTTCGCCTCCACCACATCTGACCTTTGTCGAGTTCAAAAGTGTTCGACACTTTCTGCTCACGGTTTGAAAGCACAAAATGGTCAGGAGCCTCATCGGTATACGCCTCATTGATGTACCAGGGAAAGAACACCAGCTTCCACTCATTGGTGCCTTCAACGGCACCCTGGACGAGAGTATGGAACATGTCGCCATACACATTCGGAGTAGACTCGATGACTACCTGGCCCTCACCGACAGCAGCCATCACAGTAGCCATCACCTCTTCCTGGTTTTCGTAGAAAGCAAACTCAGAAAGATGGGCACTGTTCATAGCAAAAGAACGAGTTCCGCCTTTACCGCCAGCAGTGTAAGTTCTTAGCTCCGCACCTGTATTCTCAAACTTCAATGTACGGGCAGAAGCACGCTCTAATGGCAGCCTCAAAGGAGCAGGCAGATTGTTGTAGAAAGTCTTCTCAATTCGATGAAGCTCTTCGGCAGAAGACCGCGTATGAGAAATCACAGCGTACTGGCGAGGCTGGTCTGCTGTATAAGCCTGCCAGAAGTTCCAGGCTCTGGTAAGAGTACTGACGCCCAGCTGTCGAGCTTTGAGAACAATGATTCGATTGTGGCTCTGTAAAGCCTTTAGAAGCTCTGTTTGAGCGCGGTTCATTTCAAAGCGTGCAAGCCTTTGACGCTTCTTGTGCATGATACACAGGCGAGAAATAAACTGCTCAGGGTCAGATATGATCCCGGCTAACTGACTACGCTCAACGCCTGCCATTCATTTAGCTCTTTCTTCCCAGGTTCATCAATCTCTACCGATTGCTTCAAAGGAGCAGTACGGTCCAAGATCGACACAGCCGCGCGAATACGAGCATTAGCGTTGATCTCACTGTCGTTCATAATCTCACGAAGAACACGAGCAGCCTCAACGGAAGCAGCGCGTAACTCTACCTGTACGGCATCCATAGCGTCTTTGCGTAGACGCCTAAGCTCTTCTGCGTACTCTGGCTCTTTGGTCCACTTCCAGACGGTCTCACGCCTGCGGTCAAGCCTCTTGGCGATTTGGGGAATAG